GGGGACCTTACAGTCCCTCTACCGGAAAGCCCGGTACAAATGTACCGCACTTTCACTAGCTGTTCATACAGCGAGTAAGTGTTTTGCATTTGAGTTCCAGCGAAACTTGTGGTTTCGGCATCACTATGTGTCGAGACCGGAAGGTGTATTATCTGGTTCTGACTCGTCGGTACTGGTCTCCGGACTGGGAATTACGGGAAAGGATAAAGGTTTACTTCCTTTGGCTATAACTAGCTGCCTGCAAGGGCTGCCTACGGACCTTTCGCAAGAAAGGATACCGAGTTTAGCACAAGAAGTAGTTTCATGGAGCTTGCAAGACGATGTAGCATCATCTAGCCCCTAAGCTGGGATGTATCAAGTAGGAATAACGAAAGATGCAGGAAATGATGGAGTAGGTTCGCTCCGGGTCTCTCAACCCGATACTTTGTGCGAAACCACTGCTGGTCAGGAGATTGAGTAACCGAAAGGTGAAATTAATCCGCAGCTGTGGGAGTAGCGAGTATTCGTCTAAAGACGAGGCCATTTTAATACCGGTAACCAATCCGGGGCCGTAGGTCAAAGTATCTAAAGATTTGAACAATCACATCAATGAAAAGAAATCAAATTTCCGCCCAACGAAGTGATGTTCAAAGAACTCTTCAAATGTTAAATGGTATGATCTCTCGAAAGGGAGGTCGCGGATGGATCAATTGACTGTTAAAGGTCAACTGGGCCATCCGTGGGGGTAACACTGCAGCATTGGCTCGTTCAGCGGTAGTGTGTATCCGATGCTACTCCAAGCTCCTACGCTCACAAGGGCGTAAGGGTCTCGTACTGTACTGTAAGAACAGTTATGTTCTCACAATGCAGGCCGTGGGTGGGCATCGTCTACACGCCAGTCAGTCCCTTGGGACTGCTGTAGGTCGTGATCGCGGCGGGCTCCCGGGGATAATACCCCGTGAGCACCGCAGACGTATTAGACAAGGTGATAAGACAATTCTTCGTATTTGGTTGAGTTGGTTCTCGATTTATCGAGTCCTAACTTTCCCCGGTGCGTTGAAATTATCAACTATCACTGACTCCGGAAGAGATTTCTCTTCTGTGGAGTCTGAGATGGCTGGAGCAATAAACTCCTTCCTCTCAATTGTCCTGCATCTAAAGAAGGGACAAACCCTTCTTGACGATCCCGATTTTAGACCGTTGAGTAAGTCAACACCTTGTCTCTGAGGAAAAGGACAGAAGGTCTCGTGGTCCCCAAAGGGGATCCTTTACGGAGCTTCGTTCCTAATGGCCAGTGAAGTGTACCCTTCTTTCGAGCGATTGCTTGCCTACTTACCTGAAGGTAGTAGGTTCGCGAGAGTCTGAAAAGAGGCAAAAGCCGGTGTCAAACCAATCACTCTCCCGATCGGTAAATTGGGATTGAAATTGGAAGCCGCCGGTAAGGTTCGTGTGTTTGCTATGGTTGAGTGCTGGACTCAGTGGATACTGGGTCCGCTTCATGATTTTGTATTCAAGAAGCTTGAACGCTTGCCTAGCGACGGAACCTTCGATCAATTCGCTCCTGTTCAGTCATTAATCGATTCGGGGAAAACCCGTTTTTGATGTTATGACCTAAGTGCTGCTACGGATCGACTGCCAGTGAGCCTTCAGGCTCAACTATTAAATTGAATCTTCGGATGAGATTTTGGTTGGGCCTGGAGTCACTTGCTGGTAGGACGTCCGTACGTAGTACCTCAGCTACTCCCTAAAGGAGTAACTGTGAAGGGCGACTTGCCGAAGACCGTTCGTTATGCAGTGGGACAGCCAATGGGTGCATTGTCATCTTGACCAATGCTTGCATTAACGCACCACTTTATTGTACATTGGGCCGCAGCCCGTAAAGGGTTAACTTGAGGGTCTTTCTGAGATTACGCAGTTCTTGGTGACGATATCATTATCGCTAACGGGGATGTTGCGGGCTCCTACCTTACACTTATGGAAACTCTGGGCGTTGGAATCGGTATTCACAAATCTTTAGTATCCCGTAAAGGGGTATTGGAGTTTGCGAAACGGTTCTACGTCCAGGGTACAGACTGTTCACCAGTTCCTTTCAAGGAAATGGTGGCAGCACTGGCTGATTTCGAGTCTAGCACGGAGTTCATCACAAAGTATGAACTGGGTGCCAAGTCGATTTCTGGTTTCTTAGGTTTAGGGTATAGGGTCCGTGGACACCTGTCGGCGACTTTTGATAAGATCAACAAGAAGCTTGCTACTGTCGGAATATGGAGGGCGTCACCGTGGGGTCCACTGGGCATGAACACCAATTCTTGACTAAATATCAAGTCTTGGGATATTCGTCCTCACTGGATCGTGCAGTCCAACGAATATTGGCCTGTACTACCACTTAACGCGTCCGAAAAGATAACCGAGCAGGCCCTGAAGGACCAGCTCAGAATCGACCGAGTTGCGGCTTTAATGCCGACTCGGGGAACATATTCGGGTAACAAGCAGACTGTGGATTGGATGGAGAACGGACTTTATAACGAGGCGAAGGCAGTCATAGAGCCTGGAGCTAAGGGCATAGGTAAAACTAGCACTCCAAGCCTTCCATGATTTACCGGACCTTGTTATAATGTCCTGTTCTGAATCCAGGAAGCTTATTGGTCTAAGTCAATACCTCCTCTTAAGAGCGATCTGAACGACTATCGATCGATAGTCGACAGATTCAAATTGTCGAAAGGGAAACCCCTTTTAGATGAGAAGTTCTTAAGTTGAGTAAAGACTCGGACTGATAACTCCCTGATCCATGGTCCGCGTAAGATTGGTGAGAAAACAATATTGAAGGCTAAACCTTCAATCTTGTTTCCAACAAGACTATGACGTTCACTCAGAGATAAGGAATAAATAAACTTTAGAAGAGCGATAGAGTGGCAAGTGTCGCGGTGCGAGATGATAATCCTATAAGCCGAAAGGTGAATGTGGAGAAGCTCGACTAGTTTCCGGCAACTGCCTTGTCTAGTTTGATTCTAGAGAGTTTAATGCTGCTTTATTACCTTCGTATTCTGGAAACCCTGAAAAGGGGTACCTAGAATAGAAAATATTTACATGCATTTGAGCATCACCTGGGTAGGGAAAGCCAAAAGGCGGGGTCCTATCCAGTATTCCCGGC